TTTTAGGAATTGTAGCAGAGATATTAAAAGCAAATGCAATTTTAGTAATTCCAACAATTGTTGAATATATTTTGTTTGGTGTTGGTGGATTGCTTCTTGTGATTAAATTTATTATTTATTGTTCTACGAAGCGTCAGATGAAGAACATGACCAAAAATTTTAATGATAGATTCAATAATAGATTTAATGGTATGTTTTAAACCCAAGTAAACTGACATTTCATTGTTGTGGAGGTGAGATTGTGAAATACAACATTAAAACAGTAAGAACATTAGTAACAGATAACAAGAAAAGCTTTAGAGTTGGTGAAGATGTTGCATTTACGTTATTCAATAAAGTGACAAATCATCACGATCACTACATAGGAAATATTATAGAAATGACAGACACTTCTATTAAAATTTCTAATATTGAAATTGATAGATGTCATGAAGATGGCGAAATGATTATTGACTTAGAAAATATTGAATCCAATAGCTGTAATTATGTGTATTATGATTAAAACAGAGAATATATAGTTAGAGAGGTGAGAATGTGATTCAAGTAATTGAGACAAATTTAAGCATTGACAAAGATGACACCATAAGAGATCATCAGTCACGAATTGTTGAAGTTGAAGATTGGGATACATATTGCAAAGCATTTGAAAAATATAATGGCGAAGCCGTTTATTTCAAGTCAAAGACTATGCGTGGTTACAGTATCTTATCGAATTGCACAATGACAGATTTGATATATGATGACATTCATTTATCTTGTATGGTCTTACACCGATCAGGTTTTATTACTAAGAAACTTGCATATAGAATTGTTCTATAATCTATGACTCATTCGAGTCACAATTTCCAATAAAAAGAAAATCGAATAGAGAATAAGTAAGAGGTGGATATGGATAATCAAACATATAACGCTTGCCGTTGTTTTATTAGTAATATTGATTCAATAAGCAGTAATGCAAAAATTGTTATTGATAACATTAAATCTTATAACAATGATACTGATTCATCAGCAAAATTATTTATTCATTCAAAACACTCCAATACGGAAAACATACTAACAGAAGATGAGGTAAATCTGGTAATTTCAATGCTATTGAAAAAATATAAGAAAAGTATTGAGCAATATCAAAAGGAATTGAATGAATGTATTAATGAAGAAGTTTTGAAAATAACGGAGACATTAAAAGAGTTGGATAATAAGAGTAAAACAGAGAATAAGTAAGTGAAAGGAAAACATATGAGTAAGAAAATTATTGTAAAGATTACAAGATTATTATGCAAGCTAACACATAATGAATTTCTCATTATATTAGATGGAATCAGCTCTTGGTCTGTATCTAAGAATACACATATAAGAGATGTGGTTTATTATCATAGAAAATTATTATCATAGAAAAACAGAAAGTTGATTGTAAATCACTGTTTCATTCGGATTTTGAGGAGGTGGTAAAGATAAAAGATATTGATATTTTTCAAGCAATATTAAATAAGAACTATGATGTTTGTTATGAAATTGAAAAAGGTTGTGGTGAGAGATGGGCTAATGGTGAATTGGTAAATTATAATTCAGGTAATGTGATTTTATATAACCACGACAGACAAGTTATTTATCATATTCCGTATAAAGGTATCAAATGGTTATTACCATGTAAATCTAAATTAAAGTAATCAGTCTTGAACGATTCAGTTCAAAAATTCCAAAACAAAATGTCACGAATAATATATATAATCCGTGACAAAAAGAGAATAAATAAATGCAGAAAGCATTTGTATGGGTGGAAGAACAGCATACCCTTGGGTTTTTATACTCAAAAATCACTGATTATACATAGATGTTTACATAAATTAACTTCTGTGTTCCAGTCGTAAGACTGTTCAAATATAGTTATCAAAAAATTTTATTACATATTATAAGGAGGACATTTTTTAAATGGCAAAGACAACAACAAAGGAAACAAATTTAAGACAGGCAAATGCAAAGGCAACAGCAGTAGGTGTGGTTAGTGAGAAGGATCTGAAGATTGTAACAGAGGATGGAAAGAATAAGGTAACAGGTCATATTACAGTTAAGACTTCTGATGTTAATTTCGTTAAGTACAACGTCAATGTAAATGAGAAGACTAAGGCTGGTACTGACAATAAGACTTATGCAGGTATTCAGACAGTAATGAATGAGTACAAATCTATTGCAGAAGTTGGTGAGGAAGAGGCTACAAAGGTTAGAGTCACTGGTGATATTAGCCCATTTACAGGCAAGAATGGTGAGAAGATTGTATCTTACAAGAGCAATTTCTTTAATAGATTAAAGGCTGATGAAGAGTTTGAGCCACATGCAGAGTTCGCAGTAGAGGTATTTATTTCGGATATTAGTCCTGAACTTGATAACGAGGGAGTAGAAACAGGAAGACTTGCGGTGAGTGGCTGGATGCCTACATATAACGGAATTGAGCCAATTGATCTTGTAGCAGAGGGTGAAGTAGCACAGGCAGTTGATTCTGGTTTTGAAGTAGGACAGACAGTAGAGTTCTATGGAGACATTATTAATAACAGAATTGAGACTGTTACAGAGATTCCAGTTAAGATTGGTAAGCCAAGAAGAAAGGTAAAAGTAGATTACAAGAGTGATCTTATTATTACTGGTGCTTCTGAGCCTTATGAAGAGGGTATCACACCAGAAGTTCCATATGTTGCTGATACAATTCAGGCTGCAATTCAGGAGAGAACAAATCGTCTTGAGGAAGCAAAAGCTAAAGCTCAGAGTGGTGCAAAGGCATCTACTGCAAAGCCAAGTGGTGCAGCACATGGTAGAAGTTTAGGTTTCTAATCTAACTTTGTTGTAGGTACGAATGAAATAGTTTGAAATATGTACCATTTTTATCAAGAAAATATTTTTGAAAATAAAGGAGAATTACATGAACGAATTAGATATTTTTAATCCACAGGTCAGCACAGTAGCAAAAGGTTTAGAGGGCAAGGTTATTCTTGTCTATGGTGGAAATAACTTAGGAAAGACTAAGCAGGCAACTCGTATGAAGAAGCCATTCTATCTTCCATTCGAGGCAGGTCTTAATGCCATTCCTGGTGTTCCATATTGTCCTATTACAAAGTGGTCTGACTTTATTAAGATTAACAAGCAGCTTACAGATCCTGCAACAGTAGAGAAGGCAAGAGAAATGTATTCAACAATTATCTTTGATGAGATTGAAGCGGCTGCAAATTACTGTCAGGAATTTATTTGCCAGAAGTATAAAGCTCCTTCAATTGGAGAAGGAAATGGTGGATATGGACTTTGGAAAGAGTATGAGACTGAGTTCTGGAAGCAGATTAACAAGTTACTTGGTGCTGGATATTGCTGTTACTTTATTGCACATACACAGGAGAAGGATGGATACATTTCACCAAAGGCTGATAAGAGAGCGTTAGCACCTATCATCAATAATACAGACTTATGTGTTTATGTTCGTTCTAACGGTGTTGATAAAGACGGTAAGGTTGTTAAATCTTCTGGTTTCTTAGCGCAGACAGATGAGTTCTTTGCTCGTTCTCGTTTCGATTATCTTCCTACTACTTATATTGAGGAGTTCACTGCTGAAGCTCTTGAAGATGTAATTATTAAGGCTATTGAGATTCAGGAGAGAGAAGAGGGAATCACAGCAGTTACATACGAGGAGCAGAAAGCACAGAGAACAGTTGATGTTAAATCATATGATGACCTCATGGACGAGCTACAGAAACTTGGAGAGAAGCTTGCTGATAATGGATATCTTGAGGATTTACAGACAATCGTTGCAAATCAGTTAGGCGAAGGCAAGAAGGCTAGTGATCTGAAGAAAGGTCAGGAACAGCTTATTGAAGCAATCATTTATGATATTGAGAGTTTCATTGAGGAGAATAACTTATAAGAGGTTGATACATGGCAGCTCGAAGAAAATGCGTAATATGCAATGAGCCAATTGTAGATGAGGATGGCGTTCCATACAAGGGACGCTATGCTCATAAAAAATGTTTTAATATTGCAATCAAGACATTGCAGAAAGACAAAACTGAACAGATAGATAAGGTTGCTACAAAGAAAAAAGTTGGTAGAAAGGCTAGACCTCAAGCCGAATTAAAAGAAGCATTATCCGAAGAGGAATATACAAAAAAGCAACAATATTATAAGTATTTAAGAAGTCTCATCGAAGGAGAAGAATTAAGTACAAAAGTATATGCCTTAACAGAAGATTATATCAAGCGTTATGGATTTACATATGAAAGCATGTATAAGACTCTGGTTTATCTGCATGAAATCATTGAAAAGGATTTAACTGGTGATGTAATTGGAATTGTTCCATATTATCACACAGAAGCAATGCAGTATTATGAGTCGGTTGATAAATTGGAAGAACATAATGAAAGTATGGATATTTCAAATATGTACAAAGAAAAGACCATTATCGTTCAACCTAAAAGGAGAAAAATAAAACAGATTGATATTCAGTCAATTGGGAAAGAGGTGAAATAATGGCACATGAAGGACTTGTAGATAAAAGAGCATATTTGAATACGATTGGTTGTTTAATACAAGATTCTTCCTTAATAGATGATATTGATAGACCATTGGATAGAACTGATTTTAATACAGAGAACTTCTATGAATTGCTATTTGTTGCAATTTACAATCTACATATGCAAGGTTGCACCACAATTGATGAATTTAGTATAGATTCATATCTAAGCAATTACAAAGAACAGTATTCAATTTTTCAGGAGAATCAAGGTATAGAATATCTTTCAAATGCAAGAGATATGGCTACCATTGAGAACTATGATTATTATTATCACAGATTAAGAAAATACGCATTGCTTAGATATTATGAGCAAAAAGGTCTTGATACAAGATTTATTTTTGACAGTACCATTGCAGATGCCTCAAAGATGGAAGCTGAACAAATTAAGTTTGACAATTATACTGAGCAAGACATTATTGAAATGGTTGAAGCAACATTTGTTATTAATCCCAATATGAAATATTGTACCAATACACTAAGTACAGATGTTCAAGCTGGTGACGGCATGACAGATTTGGTAAATGAATTGATGGAAGTTCCTGATGTTGGTTTAGCTTTGAATAACGAGGGATTGAACACTGTATCAAGAGGTGCGAGATTAGGATGTTTATTTATGAGATCGTGCCCTCAAGGTGGCGGTAAAACTCGTATGGCTGCTGGTGATGCTTGTAAAATTGCAGTTCCGTATTTTTATGATGTTGTATCAAAGCAGTATGTGTATACAGGAAATTGTGAGCCGACTACTATTTTCTCAACTGAGATGCCA